CTCTACGCCAGTCCAAACCTCTTTGAGCTTCGGTTTTCATTCCATCTGTAGGTTTAAACGCCATCAGTATTTTCCTGTTGTTGACCTTGAACATCAGCTTCTACTGGTAACTTAGAACCAAAAGGTTGAAACGCTGTTTTTATTCCATACTGTTCTGCAAGTGATTGTTCTCTTTCATGTTGTTCAAATAGTTCTTCAACATCTCTGCCATAGTTTGACTGAACATCTTGATAAGAAACTAAACCAGCTTGCATACCATTGATAGCAGCCATCATTTCCTTTTGTGGATCTACCCAAGAGAATGATCTTGGTATGAAGTTTGCTGATTCTGCAAATTTGTCATACCTTGACATAGGAAGTGGTAAAAATGTTTGTGGCGTTCCTGTTGTTGGAATTTGTATGATACCTTTTGAAACTGACATTTCTAACCATTTATCAAATACTGGTCTAATAAAATGCTCTACTACAAATGTTTGATATAAACGATACATCTCACGATCTTCTAAAGCACCAGCTCTAAGTGAGCTGTAATTAACTGAACTTAAATCATTCGTTAAAGCATGATAAGAAATGTTTAATCCAGAAGCTATCCCTCTTAATACTTGCGTAGTAAAAGATTCGAAAGCTGTTGTTGGATGATTGGGATCAAAAGATCTGAAATCTATACCAGCAGGTAGTTGTTCAAAAGTTCCTGCTGATGCTTCCATGATTGGTGCATAATCGTTTTCGTATCCTTCGCCAACATAAGAATCACCATCAGGGCTGACAAAGAATCCCATTTTGCTAGCACCAATTCTTGCTGCGGTAATTTCCGCTTCAAGATAACCATTTAATAACTTAATGTTTGGCATAGCAGAAGCAGTAAAAGGAACTCCTCTATTTTGCTGTGATCTGTTTGGTATGTAAGCATGAATGATCTCACTTGCTGGAACAACGATATGTTCTTTAGGTGATAGATAAGTATTATCGTATGGATGATTTTTAAATAAATGATAAGCAACTGGTTTGTCGTTTTTATCTACTTCAACTCCCATTTTAATTTTGTTGCCAGTTTTGGGATTCTGTTCGTTCTTTCCTTCGTCTAAATGATCTGCTTCTAAAAACTGTAGTTGATAACCAAACTCTGAATCTTTAGATATAACATGTCTGACCAAAACTTCTCCATCTCTTGCTAAAGATTCTACAAATAGTTTTTGACAATCTAAGAAAGATAATCTGCCATTGGTGGTACAGTTACCCATTCTTCCCCACTTCTTCCATGATTGCTCTATGGTTCTGTTTGCAAGAATATCTAAATTACCATCGTTGTTTCTTGCTTTCATGCTCAATCTAATACCATTAGATCCGATGATGTTACTCACCATCAAATTCAAATATCTTTGAACATAACTATCGTTTCTTGCTAAATCTCTACTTCTATCTCTGAGTATTCTTAATTGATTTTTAATTTCTGCATCTGCTGATGTAGATGATGCGGAAAAGTCAGAGAATAATCTTCCTGTATTAGCACCCTGATATTTTCTAACAGTAGGTGCAAAAGCACTTTTTCTTTTTTGAGATTTAGGTCTAAATCTATCGTACCAAGCCATTAGAATCTAACCCTTATAATATTTCCTGAAGCTGATTGGTTTTTTGCTCTTTGCTTTTTGACTTCTTTTAGATACTCAGCTTTGTAGTAATTTCTAAAAGATAATAAATCATCTATAGACATTCTTGATAAAGATCTGCCTGCAATACTCATAGATTGTTGATCAATAGATGCTCTGTTTTCAATAACAGCTTCTATAGCATCAAGACAAGTCTTTGCATGAGATCTAATATCTGAAGAGGTAGTGGCATAATTATCTACGATCTCTGTGTAGCCTTCATCAATCATGATGCGTTCTGAATCAGAACTTCTGGTGATGTAAGCGTACCAATGATAGTTTCCTTTTGTATAGTTGGCTGTAGTAGAAGATCCTACTTCTACATAGTATTTATCATTTGCTTCTGTTGCTGTGATTGTAAAATTTACAGCAGCAGATCCATCAACGATATTAAACTCATAAGATAATGAGTAATCGTCAGTGTCATAGTCGTTGTTTAAATCCTCACGAACCCAAACCCATCTATCACCTAATTGAAGCTGATAAGGTTCTTGCGTAGGATAGTTTGTGCGATCAAATTTATTAGCCAATAAATAACCTCTTCAAAGTTATATCTATACAAGATACAACACTAAGGTCATTTATAGAAATGTCAATATTTCCAGCTATTCACAAACCCTGTGCTTCTTGGGAATCTTTTGATGCCCTGTCTTTGTGGTGCTGGTTTCTTATCATCAACAACTTTGGTCTGATCTGTTTCGGTTAACATGCGTTCTTCAATGCGATCCCAATTAGGATTCAAGATGTGTAGAGCTGCCCAACAGTAAACTAAACAATCCAGAGCTTCATTTCTCTCTCTGATCTGTTTCCATTCGTTGCGTTTAACTCCTCTAAAGAATTTCACTATCTTTTTCTCCGCAGTGAGCTGATTAAAGTATTCATCATCTACTGTGTAAGGAAAGTGAATTAGATTTTCTTCTGTATGTTTTAATCTTGAGAAGATGATCTCTTTAGCTGTATCAGTTCCAACCTGAATAAGTGCAGCTCTTAATCTTCCAACATAAGTGATCTTACCTGCCACTGGTTTACCTGCTTGCGATAATCCTTTGCAACTAAAAATCCTTCTACCTTGTCTTGGTTTAGTAAATTGATAACATTGCTGTGTATGATGACCACCACTATCAATAGCGGTGCAAGATATTGGCAACTGTGTACCTGCATCGGTTTTAAATCGTGTTTTAAGATATTCATCTAGCTCATTCCATACTGTGTTAATTGTTGGATCTCCCCAAATAATCCTATGCTCTATGATCCATGCTTCTGATTCTCTTCCATAACCAGTAACAGTTACCTCAATACGATCTTTCTGAACATCAGCTCCAGCCACCAAGACTAGAACTTTATCAGGAACAGATTGATGATCATAGTTCTCTCTTCTTGAGATTAGATTCTCAGTATCTAGTTGTTCACCTTCATCTCTGTACAGCTCACCCAATGATGTGTTCACAAATGTCTTTAACATCTCTGGATTCTTTTTAGCTTCTAAAAAAGATACAGCCATATCTGCCCAAGTTCTAAATGGTGAATAAAGTTCTGAGATATGGAAAGATGCAATGCGTTTCGTTTCTTTAGTTGCTCTCCATTCTCCTCTTGAGATCATCCATTGTTTCTTGTTCTCTTCAATAACGCATCCACATTCTGAACAAGAGTAGGTTGCGGTTTCTGGTTTATTCTCTTCCCAAACAACATTAGACCATTTAAGTGTTTGCATTTCTTCACACTCTGGGCATGGCACATAGAAGTATCGCATATCTCCTTCTTCAAATGACTGCCAGATCCTAGATATGTTCTCAATCGTTGGTGTACTGCATAGATAGATCTTTCTGTTCCAGAAGGTTGTACTTCTTTTGATTGCTAACTGAACTGGATCTCCCTCTTGACCTGCTGATGCTTCGTATCTATCTACCTCATCACATAATATGATTCTTACTGGTCTTGATGCTAGACCTGCTGCTGAGTTAGATCCAACGATAGTTAAATGACCGCCTTTGAACTTCTTATGGAGAACTGTATTATCTGAATCCTTTTTTCTTGGTTCACCTACTGCATCTTTTAGCTTAGGTGAATCTCTAAGCATAGTGGCAAGTCTATCTTTAGAAAATGCCTGAGCCATTTGTAATGTTGGCTGCATGATAAGCATAGGAGCTGGATCTTGATCAATGTAATAACCAATGATATTTAGAAGTATCTCTGTTGCACCAACCTGTGCACTCTTAGCAAATACTACTTGTTCTATTTTAGGATCATTGAATGTATTCATGATGCCTTTCTGGAATGGCACTCTTGAAGTATGCCACTGACCAGCTTCAGCAGAAGATTCTGGACTTAGCTTTCTATAGGTATCTGCCCACTCAGTTATCGTCAGATCTGGTGGTGGTGTCCATACTTGATTCACTTCCCTCAGGACTTTCATCAAGTTCTCTTGGTATTCCATCTTCAACTAGCTCCTGTAACGCTTCATAAACAATTTCTTTCAATACTTTCTCTGCTTCTGCAAAGCTATCTGCTGCAAGTACATGATGTGCTGCTTTTGTGGGTAAAGATAAGAGCTTAGATCTAACATTAGCTGCATAATCACTCCAAAGTCTTTGCACATCATTGGCATCTAATAGATCTCCACGCAATCTAGCAACAATAAGCTCTCTTTCGTCAGCCTGTGCCTTAGTAAGTCTTGCTTTCTCCTCTTGTACATCGCCTGTTCCATCTCTCTTAGTATATCTAGCTGCTTTTCGTAGATGATTAATGTAGGCAATCCTGCAAACATCAATATTTACATTAGATTTGCCTATTCCTGCTGGTATTACGCCCTTCTTAATCAGCTCTGAAACTGTTGTTGGATGCAGGTCTAAGTGCTCTGCTAGTTCTCTTTGCGTTGCCATTTTGCCTTGTTGTATGCTGAATTAAAAT